CGGTTTATGGGGTAAGGCATTGCCGAACCCCATAAACAGAGAAAGGAAAATCCACCATGAAGATTTCAAAAATCACGATAAAGCAGCTCTTCGGGATTAAGGAATGGCAGGGGGACGGAAAGAACATTGAGCTTGTCGGAGACAACGGTACTGGAAAAACATCCGTTATTGACGCAATCAGATATGCTCTTACAAATTCCTCCGACCGTGAATTTATCGTAAAAAACGGAGAGACAGAGGGAGAGATTTACATAGAAACAGATAACGGTCTCTCCATTGACAGAAAAGCCAGAACGGCAATGACAGATTACAAATCTGTTAAGCAGAACGGCAATGTAATTCCAAGTCCTGAGTCGTTTCTGAAAACAATATTCACACCGTTGCAGCTTTCCCCTATGGAGTTCATCTCTATGGATAAGAAAACCCAGAACGCAACGATCTTGGATATGATTCAGTACGATTGGAACCTTGACACCATCAAGGAATGGTTCGGGGAGATTCCGAGGGATGTAAATTACGAGCAGAATATCTTGGCTGTCCTGAATGATATTCAGGCAGAGAACGGTTACTACTTTATGCACCGTCAGGATGTAAACCGTGATATTCGTGCGAAGAAAGCAGTTATCGCAGATATTGGCAGCTCACTTCCTATCGACTATGACGGAGAGAGATGGGAAAAGGAAAACCTCTCAGAACTCTACACAGAGATCGAGAAGATCCGCAAGAACAACGAGACTATTGAAAAGGCAAAACGCCTTAGAGACAGCCACGATGGAAAAATCCGCTCATTTCAGGCAGACAAGGAAATTAAGATTGCCGCACTTGATACGGAAATGGCTCAGCAGGAAAAGAACATTGAGAGTGAATTGGCACAGCTTGAAGAGAGAATAAAAGCCCTCAGAGAGAAGAAAGACGGCCTTGCTGGTGTAAAAGCGGACAAGGTAAAGGTAATTCAGTCGGAGTATGAGGCATCCGTGTCTAAGTATGAAGCTGAGCAGGCATCCTACGCAGAATACGCAGATATGGAAACCACACCTATTGATGATCTTATGGCAAAAGCCAATGAGACTGAGAAGATGAAAGGCCATATCAATGAGTGGCGCAGAATGTTGAACATCCAGAAAGAGGTTGATGAGTTGCAGAGTGAGTCAAACAGTCTTACAGAGAAGATCGAACTGGCAAGAACTCTTCCGGGAACCATTCTGGAAACCGCAGAGATTCCGATTGAGGGTCTGACCGTTAAAGACGGAATACCTCTTATCAATGGATTGCCGGTAAGCAATTTGTCAGAGGGAGAAAAACTTGACCTCTGCATTGATGTGGCAATTCAGAATCCGGCAGGATTACAGATCATCCTCATTGATGGTACTGAGAAACTGTCTGAGGAAAACCGCACACGTCTCTATGAGAAGTGCAAAAAGAAAGGGTTGCAGTTCATAGCGACTAGAACCACAAGCAACAATGAATTAACAGTTATTGAACTGTAGGAGGAAACACTATGGCAGGAAAGAATGATAACTTTGACGCACTTATGGCAATGATGGCACTCAAACACATTATGGATGATACGAAAGATATTGAAATCCATCCGTTCACTTGTGAAGTGGTCGTAACGCCTACATCAATCAGTTGCAGTTCTTCTGGAAATAAGGCATTTCTCGAAGATATTGACGGTGGAATGGAGTGGGCGGAGGAAACCAACAACCTCATCAAAGATATTATGTCTGAGCAGACAATAAAGCCCACTGATTTGATGAAAAAGAAATTCGGTTTCGATACCGTCAAAGTTAAGCCCAACTCCGAAGATGGTTTTGCGGATTTTTTGAAGAACCTTTTCGGGGGGGGGTACAGACGATAGCGAATAAAACAAATAATCTGCCTGCCATAGCCTTTTCTTGGTAGGCAGATTCATAAAAATACAAGGAGGTTATTTATGGCAACAAAAGACACAAATTATTTAGTGGCAGTTCATAAAGGACTGGACGAAAGCCTTGAAAAACAGGTTGCGGCTCTGCCGGAGAAATTCAACAAGCAGAGATTTTTACAAAACTGCATGACGGTTCTGCAGGACGGACAGGCTGATTTTTCAAAATGTGAAGCACCGACCGTTGTGCGAACACTCTTAAAAGGAGCGTTCCTTGGTCTCGATTTCTTTAACGGAGAGTGTTACGCAATTCCTTACGGAACTCAGTGCCAGTTTCAGACGGACTACAAGGGAGAAATCAAACTCTGCAAAAGATATTCAAGCAATCCAATCCGTGATATTTACGCAAAGGTTGTTCGTGAGGGAGATTCATTTGAGGAGGTAATCGACAACGGAAAACAGTCGGTCAATTTCAGACCGAAAGCGTTCAATAATGGAGAAATTATCGGTGCGTTTGCGGTAGTTCTCTACAAAGACGGTTCCATGATGTACGACACCATGAGCAAAGAGGACATTGAGCATACAAGACAAACATTCTCCAAGGCAGCAAACAGTAAGGCTTGGAAAGAAAGCTATGGAGAGATGTGTAAGAAAACAGTCCTCCGCCGTCTGTGCAAGCTGATTGATCTCAACTTCGATACTGCGGAACAGTGCCAGGCATTTGAAGATGGATCTGCCTTTGATGTAAAGGAGAAACCAAAAGAGAAGTATCAGGCACAGGACATTTATCAGTCTCAGGATCAGAGTTCTCATAACGGAGATGAGGATTCTGATGGTGTGATTGATGGAACATTTAAGGAAGTAGATGAGTAACCTCATCGCACTTACCCCGGAGAATTACTACTCACAGGAAGCCAATATGCAGTATGTGTCCGTATCTCAGTATAAGGACTTCAATGGCACAACCGGAAAGTTAGGTTGTGAGGCTTATGCGATGGCAAAACTCCGGGGAGAAGTAGAGGAAGTCTCCACCACTCCGTTATTGGTAGGTTCTTATGTGGATGCCTACTTTGAGGGGACACTTCCTACATTTTCCGCTCAGCACCCAGAAATCTTTTCGTCCAGAGGCAAAACCGCCGGAGAATTGAAAGCCGAGTATAAGCAAGCCTCTGCAATGATTGACAGGGCAGAAAAAGACAAAGTTTTTATGCAGTATATGGCCGGAGATAAACAGGTAATTATGACCGGGGAAATCAATGGCATACCGGTAAAAATCAAAATTGATAGTTGTGACGGAAAAAGGATCACTGACTTAAAAACCGTAAAATCTGTTACAGAAACTTTTTATGCAAAGGATCTCGGGCAGAGACTTAATTTCTGCGAATGGTGGGGATATGACCTCCAAGGGGCTGTTTATAGAGAAATATATAGGCAGAACACAGGTAAATTGTTACCGTTTTATATTTGTGCAATTAGCAAAGATAAGACTTCTCCAGGAAATATACCTCATCCGAGAATTAAGGTTATTGAAATTCCACCTATGGTTATGGATGAGAAACTGGCAGAGTTCCAAAGCAATATCATCAAGGTCCAACGCCTAAAAGATGGAGAAATTGAACCTCTGAGATGCGAGGTGTGCGACTATTGTGCCGACACTGAGGTTTTGGATGGACCTATATCAATGGATATGCTTATGGGAGAGATTTAATGAGAGATTCAATTATTGTGGATATGAAATATGCGGATTTCGATATTATCAACGGTCAGTATGGGGTTGAGAGGCATCACTGCCTCGGAGGCCCCAACCGTAAAAAAGCAGATGAAGATGGCTTATGGGTTCCACTCACACCAGAACATCACAGAACGGGGAAGATAAGCGCACACCAGAGCACAGAAGTACAAAAACTGTTGCAGATAATAGCGCAACTCTCCTACGAACTCAATGAGGTATCACAAGGGCTTACCGTGGATGAAGCACGGAAAAAGTTCTTTGATAGATACAGAAAATTCTACATTTAGGAAAGGAAGTGATAAAAGTGGCAGAGAAACTTACATTGGCATCTATGTGTGCCGGAGGCGTTCAGGAAAGAATCGACAGAGCATTGGCAAAGATTTCTGACAACATTCTCGATTTGAATACTGATGCCAAGAAGAAAAGAACTCTCGACATTAAGATTGTTCTCACTCCGTCAGAGGATGATAGAGAAGATGTTGCTGTCGAGGTTCAGACTTCCGTTAAGTTGGCTCCTGAGATGGGACTGAAAACTCAGTTATTCATCAATAAGGACTTCCGTAGCGGCGTAACAACCCTCACAGAACACGCAAAGGGCGCAATCAAAGGTCAGCTTACTCTTGATGAGTGCGGTATGTGCATGGACCCGGAAAAGGATTCAGCACCGACAGCAGAGGAACTTGGTTGCGATCCTGAGACTGGAGAGGTACTGGAAGAAAAATCAGAACCTCCGAAAGAGGGAAAGAAAGTAATCAGCATGAGAGACGCAGTAAACAGTTAGGAGGATATTATGTTTTTCAAGGAAGCATACGAAGCTCTCAAACAGGGAGCTATCGTTAAACTGCCGGAATGGGCTGGATATTGGAGATGGGAGGATAATTCCATCAAAATGCACTGCAAGGACGGAAAAGTATTAGATATTCGTGAGACAGACAACGTTGACTACACGCTCACTTTCATCCTCAGAGATGATTGGGAGATTGCAGCCGGTTCCGATGTAAAAGACTTGAATATCCAGACATTCACATTCGGAGAAGCAGTACGCAGATTAAAAGCAGGGCAAAAAGTAACCCGTAAGGGATGGAATGGAAAGGGAATGTTTGTTGTTTACCAGAAAGGTTATCCGCAGGGTATTCCGTGTAATAAACAGACAGCCGAAGCGTGGGGACTCAATGAGGGAGATTTGTTTGTATGCAATCCGTATTTACAGATCCGTTGCGTTGACGGCTCACATTCCATGTGGGTTCCGAGTATCAATGATTAACGACTAGTTGAACACGACAGACTATCATCTGAAAGAGAATATCGCACCAAACCCACTCCGAAGAATACCGGTCGTTGAATTTTATCTGAATGACCGCATGGGTATTTTTGAAAAGGTTATCCCACTGATGGATGCAATGAATCTTGTGGATTCTGACCGTATCAATGATATTCTGCAACACGTTCAGAGTTTACTCTGGATGCACAACTGCCAGGTAAACGAAGAGGGCAAGAAAAACCTCGTAGACGGCGATGGAGTCATTATGACAAAGAGTACCGGGGACGGCAAGGAAGCAAAGATCACTTACCTCAATCAGACATTGAATGAGAGTGAGGTTCAGAAACTTGTGGATCATCTCAATTCTCAGTTGGAGCAGATTACCTCTACACCGTCATGGCAGGAGGCAAGTGGCGGTTCAACCACCGGTGCAATGCAGTTATCCAATGGATGGCAGTGTTTGGAGATTTCCGCTAAGACGGTTGAGCAGTTATTCACTGAGCCGGAAATGCAGCTCATTGATTTGGCAATCGAAATCATTAAGACAGATCAGAGACCGTATGACGGCCTGAAAGATATAGAGACAGCAGATGTTGAAATCCGTTTCTGCCGTACAAAAACCTATGATTTGGTGTCTAAGACCAATTCACTCGTGGCATTGCTTAATGCCGGAGTAGACGGTCTTACATCATTCAACACTGTTGGATTGTTCACAGATCCACAACAGGCATGGGTTGACAGTAAGCCTATTATTGATGGCATACAGAAAAAACTTGCCTCCAAGGAGGAAAAGACACAGCAACCGAACCCTAACGCATACAAGGATGAAGAGGGGAACGGTGGGGAGAACAACACGGAAAAAGATAAGACAGAGGAATCTAAGCAGCCAAGTAAGACTGCAATGGTAGAAGAATAGGCGGTGTGAACTATGTATAATCCGGTTGAATACTTTGACGAAATGAACATTCTCAAAGACGATAAGCTCCGCCGGAAGAAAACCGCCAAGGAGTTTATAAATGCACTTGTAGACTTTTTTGCAGCACAGTTCCTCAATCTTATTTCCGGCATTTTCCTTTACGAAAAGACGAGTGCTGATTACGAAAATGAACTCATGGATCTCTATTTTGCCATGATGCCGGAATATCAGTACGAAACAGAAGTAAGGGAAAAGGCATACAGATTTGCAAAGTATATTCAGGAAGCCACAGAGAGGGCAGTTGCAAATGCCAACGGCAACGATAAATATAAAATATCTCGTATGACCGGTGGCATGATGAATGAAGAGGATGTTCCCAAAAGTGTGAAAAGAATGTTCTCTGATGTCAGAGCTACAGAGATTGCCCTAAATGAGACAAATTGGATATATAACTGGATAAATCATCAGAACCTTGTGGATAAGAAACAGAATACCCACACATGGGTAAGCATGAGGGATGAACGTGTCCGGGTTAGCCACTGGGAGGCGGACGGCCAAACAGTTCCTATTAACGAGCCTTTTATCATCAATGGGTACAAAATGATGTTCCCACTCGATGATAGTATGGGCGCACCGATAGATGAGATCATCAACTGCCGGTGCGTAGAATTATAAATCAGGAGGTAGAAAACCAATGGCAACTGCAAAAAAGACAGCAGCAGACAAGAAAAAGATGGACGATAAGAAGAAAGCAGCTTCAAAGAAATCCGTTTCAAAGAAAGATACTGCCAAGAAAACTGCCAATAAGAAAGCGGCAGCAAAGAAGTCCACAGCAAAGAAAACTGCTACCAAGAAAACAACTGCCAAAAAGGCAGCAAAGAAAAACTAACTGAATACAGTTAGAGCCTATGAGCCGGATGTGATGGAAAATCGTGTCCGGCTCATTTTTTTCGGTTACAGAGGGAGTAATTCCTTTCAGATAACGGGTTAGAGAAAACCCTCATCAAACGCATACAACTATTGTCTTGCAGAGACGCAAGTAAAAAAACGCAGAAATTCACACGGAGAGAACCGTTCAAACGCAGGAGGTCAATTATGGCAGATGTAAACAGCACAACAACTCAGAACCAGACACAGCAGCAGTCTCAGACAGCACCGCAGAATCAGCCTACTCAGGCATCCGGTACACAGCAGCAGCCTCAGACAGATAAGCATGAGGAAAACAACTCCGGCGGAGAAGTAACTGTTGAGAGCCTTATGGCGCAGCTTGCACAGGAGAAAGCGGCAAATGCGAAACTGAAATCTGATAACGACAAACTTTGTACATCCGAGGGAAATCTTCGCAAACAGCTTAGAGCTAAGCAGACAGCCGAAGAGCAGGAGGCAGAGGCAAAAGCGGAACAGCAGGCTCAGAGAGATGCTTATGTCAAGGAACTGGAAAAATTCAAAGCGGTAGCGGAATCATCGGAGCGTTACTTAGGAATGGGTATGCCGGCCGAAATGGCAAGGGCTACGGCAACAGCAGAGTATGAGGGAAGCATGGATGTTGTTACCGGAAACATCACTAAGTTTATGGCGGAAAGAGACAAACAGAAAGAGTCGGAAATCCGCGCTCAGTATTTGGCTCAGATGCCTACACCACAGTCTGGAAACGTAGGTCAGGTTGACTATTCAGCACAGATTAAGCAGGCAATGGACGCAGGCGATTCACAGGCTGCGATTCTTGCAATATTAAGTCAAAGTGCCGCTAACAATCAGCAGGCATAAATCTAAAGGAGGTAATGAATTATGGCACAGGGCACAGCAACATCATTCGCTGTTCCTAATTTTAGCGGAATGTTATTCGCTAAAGGACAGACAGCAACACCGTTCTCTACTATGATTGGCGCAAGACCTCTTGTAACCAATCATGTAGAGTTTACTTGCGGTCAGGAGTACAACACAGAAACAGGCGAACAGCCGGAGATTTCTGAAACAGCATCCCTTACTGCACCACAGCCGGAAATGGTAACTAGAAGCCAGCTTACCAATGTAACTCAGATCTTCCAGAAATCCGTGGCGATTTCTTACGGAAAGCAGAGTAACATGGGTACACTGCAGGGTATCAATGTGGCCGGCCAGCAGGCAAACCCTATGGACGAGCTTGCATTTCAGGTTTCTCGTAGAATGGCAAAGATCGCACAGGATATTGAGTACACATTCATCAACGGAAAGTACGCAAAGGCAACTACTGATGCAGAGGCCAATAAAACAAGAGGACTTCTGACAGCTATCACAACCAACGTACTTGATCTTGCTAAAAAGCCTCTCACATATTGGCTTGTAGCAGAGGGATTAAAGTCCATCCACGATCAGGGCGCAAAGACAGACAACATTGTTCTCGGAGTTGATGCAACTACAATGTTGCAGCTTAACCTTGATGCGCAGCAGAACAACCTTACAATCGTTCCCCTTGGAAGAGAAGTGAACGGTATCAAATTACAGACAGTAGTTACCCCTCTTGGAGAAGTGGCAGTTGCTTTGTTTGATACTATGCCTACCGGTACAGCCGTTCTGTTCGATCCGTCCATCATGGCTCCGGTTCATCAGATGGTTCCTGGCAAGGGCAATTTCTTCCTGGAGCAGCTTGCAAAGACTGGTGCAGGAGAAACATATCAGATTTTCGGACAGATTGGTTTGGATCACGGTCCTGAGTGGATGAGTGCTAAGTTCACAAATATTTCCACAGATCTTCCGAGCAAACTGACAGCAACCACAAAACCGGGGGAATAACAGGTCATACCCTTGACGGTGGTTCCCGTATCGTAGCCGATTCTTCTGTTTCCACATCATCAGATGCGAGCACAGAAGAGACGGTTACTGATGTCACAAAGAAGTATACAGAGGAAGAACTTAATGCTCTGACAGTGGCACAGATTAAGGCTATCGCAACGGAACGTGGGTATGACATGAAAGAAACCGTAAAAGCAAAGCTGATCGCAGAGTTTTTAACTCAGCAAGGGTAAGAAAGTGAGGACGGATTATGGACGCTAAATTGTTGAAAGTCATTTTAGATGATGAAACTCTCACTGACGAACAGATTGCCGTCCTCCTTGTGAAAGCTCAGAAACAGGCTGCAAATCAACACTTTTGGGCGGATGATGATATTCCGACAGAGGCAGAGTTGGAGAGGTTTTATAACCGGTATGAGTTTGAAATCTATGATTTGGCGAAAGCCATAAACTCTGACGATGCGAGGGGTGGACTTGTATCTCACACAGAACTTGGAGTTACCCGAAACTGGGGACAGACAGGTAAGAAAGATGTTGAGTTGGCCTTGGCGAAGATTCCACCCAAAACCTATGTCGGTCTGTTAAGGAGGGATGGCAATGCCTAAGCTGAGACTTAAAGACCTCAGATTGAACCAAGTCCCCTTTTATTACCAGACCTATGACGGAACGGTAGACGAAGTGGATGAGGATGGCAACCTTACTGGGGAGAGCATACCGAAGTATTCAAATCCGGTGCGTGTGCTTGCGAGAGTAAGCCCGAACTCAGGAAATGCAGAGGATTCTCCATTTGGTAAAGATATTGTCTATGACAAGACCATATCAACCGTACAGAAATTGCCGATTGATGAATACTCAAAACTCTTCATAGATGTGGTTCCTGTTCTCAATGAGGACGGGTCCACGGACACAGAACCAGATTATATATGTGTCTGCCCGAAACATGATTTGCAACAGAATCTATGGGCGATACGGAAGATTAAGGGGAATATCCATGCAGGACAAAATAACGATCAATCCCTTTGACCCGGACAGTATAGATGAGGCCATTAAGAAACTGGAAAAGCGGAAAGAGCGTATACACAAATGCGCAGAGAAACTTATACAGAGACTTACAGACCTCGGAGTTGAAAAGGCACAGGAGTTAGTTCCGGTTGATACCGGTACGGCAAGATCTTCCATTATCGGTTATCTGGATGAGGCAGATGGAGTTGGAATCATAAGTGCCGGAGGGTATTGCAAGTACATTGAGTTTGGTACTGGTGTAAAGGGTAGGGACAACTCCCACCCAAGCGAAGAGTACAAGGCAATAATGAACTGGGCGTACAATTCCGGGGCAACAATCTTTACCACGAAAGACGGCAGAGAGGGTTGGTATTATCCGGCTGATGATGGCACATGGCGATTTACAGAGGGTATGCCGTCAAGACCATTCATGTATGAGACGGCGCAATATCTGAGGAAAGAAGCACAAAAAATAGCAAGCGAGGTATTCAAGGATGGTTAAGGACAATGTGAATTTGTATTTTACGAAGCTCCTGAAAGACTTGCAGAAACAATACAGCAGTTTGAAAGGAGGACAGGTGTATAAAGCTACACCACCGTCATTCCCCTATATGTATTTCAAACAGATAGGCGGAGACGGAGCGTTATCCACACTTTCAAATACAGAGGACGGTATCAATCTTGGATTGGAAGTCAAATTCTATTCAAACAAATCCGCCTCAGAAGTGCGGAAGTTAGCAAATTCCGCAAGGGAATATATGGTAGGGATTGGATTTCATTGCGACTACTTCTCCCCTGTGGAGAATGTAAGCGATACTTCCATTTCACAATTCCTTACCCGATTCTCAAAACTGGAAACATGATTAACTCCATCGGCTAGGGTCGCTCCCGAAAAGCACTCGCCTGGTGTCTGCCGGTGGTTTTAATAAATTCAAGGCTTTACCTCTTAGGCAAAGGAAAACACAAGGAGGTAGAACGAAGATGGCAAAATGTACAAATGTGACATATCTCATGCACGAGAAAGCAGATGCTCCCGGAACATTTGAGAAGTTGATCGACATTACTGAGTACCCGGATCTCGGTGGAGAAAAGGAAAAACTCGATGTTACAACACTTTCCGATACGAAGAAAAGAACCATTAACGGTATCGAGGACACAGGGGATCTTGCTTTCAAAGCATGGTATGAGAAAGCTGATTACAAGAAACTCTTGGATCTGCAGGAAGCAGGAAAAGTTGATAAATACCAGTTATGGTTTGGAGAAGAGGGTGTTGACGGCAAATGGGAGTGGGCCGGTGTTATGGCAGTATATCCGACAAGCGGATCTTCCAACAATGCGAGAGAAATGTCATTCTCCATTACTGATGAGGGCGAAGAGGCTCTTCATTATGTAACAGCGTGAAAAAGTGAAACAGCGGCAGGGGAATAATCCTCTGCCGTACAAATAGGACAAATTAACGAAAGGACGGTTAATAAGTATGATTTTACAGACAGCGAATGGACCTAAAGAGATTAAAGTAGCAGATCTCGATTTTACAAACCTTATGTGTGATCTGGAAGATCACGATGTAGATGTAATGGGACTTCTGGATGATGATACAAGAGAGAACATGAAGATTTTTAAGACAATCAGAGCGATCATCGCAGTCCTTACCGGCACAAAGGATCTCACAAAAGCCGGAAAGATACTGAGCGAACATTTGAAGTACGGTGGTTCCATGGATGAAGTCATGGAAGCCTTTACGGAGGCAATGAAAACCGCGGGTTTTGGCGAGGAAGCCGAGGAACCTCCGAAGAGCGGAGGAAAGAAAACCAAGGCGGCAACAGAGTAGAGGAAATAGATCTCAGTAAATACAAAACATTTACAGAGATTATCAATAAAGTTTGGCTTCCCAACGCTCTCCTTTATGGAGTTTCCTATGAGACCTTTTGGACATTGAACCCTACGAAATTAGAGCCATTCCAAAAGAAGAGAGAAATGGAAGCGAAAGAACAGGCCACAGCCTTAGATACGTTGGCGTGGTCCGTTGGTTCGTATGTCGTAGATGCCATGGCAATCTTCCTTGGCAGAAATGCTCCGGCATACCCAAGCCAACCAAGAAGCATGAACAGCACAGAGGACGCACCGCCGGGAGCAAAAATGACGGATGCAGACAGATTCGCTGCCTTTGCCGCAGAACATAATAAGCGATTGAGACAGCGAAGAGAAAAGTAGCTGATTACATGGGGATAGGTTGACGAACCGAAACAGCGCAAGTCCGGCGCAGTTCCCCATGTTTTCTTATTTTACGGACAAACAATACCACCCACGGACAGGGTTTTACGAAGTGAGGTGGCAAAATGCCTGATAACAGAGTAGATAGCATTTTATTGGAAATAGAAGCCACCACTGATAAGGCAGACGGTGGTATTGATAAAGTAACAAAAGCTCTTACCTCAATGAAGAAAATCACTGAGGGATTAGATACAGAAAAGTTAAAACAGATTCTTGATGTAATGCGTGGTTTCTCCGGCGTTGGAGATGATCTTAAAAATGCCGGAAGTGGTATGAGAAGCATTGCATCATCCATTAAGTCTCTGTCAGGAGTTGATACGGCGAAATTAAAAGAGGTTGCGGCTACTGTAAAGGAAGTCAGCACAGCACTTGGAAACCTCGGATCGAATAATCGCGTCAGCATCAGAATTGATTCTGAGGGGGCACAGAGACGTGTACAACCTTTGGAGAACGGTCAGCAAGCAGCGGCAGCCACAGAAAGCGTTGCGACTGCATCAGAAGAGGCACAGGCAGCAATGAACGGTGCCGCATCAGCGGCAAGTCAGTTGGCACAAGAGGAAAGCAACCTCGGAACTGCCGGACAAAGTGCAGCAGCCGGACAGACAAACTTAAACGAAAGTCTCAATCAGGCAAACACAAATCCGGCTAATAGACGTATTCAGGAACTCATAGACCAGATCAATAAGTACAAAGCCACTGTCAGCGGCATGGAGAGTGGAAAGATACGGTTTGATACCGGTCAGTATGAGGAAGCTGTAAATGGTCTCAGACAGGCACAGGAACAGTTTAAGCAGTTCAAGGAAACGGTTTCACAGTCTCCTAAGAATATGGAGGATGTGGCAAAGTCCATTAAGTCCATAGGGGATGCAGCACAGAAATGTGGACTTGGAACCTTTTCTTCTATATTAAGTGGAATTGCATCAATTCTTCCGGCCATTGAAACCGGGGGCATGGCGGCAAATGCCGGATTCCAGTCTATGGCGGTAGGCCTTGAAGCCGTTCAGGCGGCGATACCGATTATTGGTATTATGTTCAAATGGGTATCATGGACCGCTATTTGGAATGAACTGAAAACAAGCGTTGTCGAGGGAATATCAAAGAAGTTCGGAATTGGATCTGATGATGGAGAAATAAATACTGTCGGAGAGAAAATAGTCAGTGGCTTGCTGGGTGGAATATCTAAATCCCTTTTGCCAGCACCATTGCAGACAGCGTTGAGTTGTTTCGGAAATGTGACAGATGTTGTCAAAGGAATATTCGGCATAGGTGGTTCATCCGATTCAACCGTATTCAGCACACTTGGAAGTAATCTTGTCACTGCTTTCAATGGAGGCATCGGAAAGAAATTCTCAGACTGCCAAGCAAAAGTTACGGAGTGGGCCGGAAAGGTCAATGACTGGTTCTCGGGTACGAGCTTTGGAAAGATTTGCAAAGAGACTTGGGAAACCCACGGTCAGAACATCATAACCGGCTTTAAGGACAAGATAGGCAATGCTTATACCACCACGAAAGACAGCATCACGACTTGGGCTACTAAGGCTAAAGAGTGGTTCAACAATTCATCATTTGGTGGGGTCAACATGGAAACATGGACCGGATATGCAAATGACATTATCTCCGGTTTCAAGACAAAAGTGGGAAATGCCTATACACAGACCAAGGACAACATTACCACATGGGCCTCAAAGGCAAAGGAATGGTTTAATAGTTCTTCATTCGGCGGAGTGAATAACGGTACATGGACCACCTACGCAAATGATATTATCACTGGTTTCAAAACAAAGGTGGGCAACACATACACCACCACAAAAGATAACATCACAACCTGGGCGAGCAAAGTTAAGGAATGGTATACGAGCAGCGGCTTTGGAAACATCAATAGCAATACTTGGCAGACCTACGCAAACAATATCATTTCCGGCTTCCGGGAAAAGGTTGGAAACACCTATACCACCACAAAGAACAACATTACTACTTGGGCGAGTAGCCTGAAAGATTGGTTTTCTGGATCTTCATTCGGAAATATCAACAATGCCACATGGACCACTTATGCAGGAAATATCATAACTGGTTTCAGGAACAAAATAGGACTGTCGTACACAGATACGAAAAGCAATATCACAACATGGGCTTCAAACCTCAAAACGTGGTTCTCTGATAGTGGTTTTGGAGGCATCAATAGTTCTAAGTGGAGTACCTATGCAGAGAATATTATTTCCGGCTTCAAAACGAAAATCGGAAACAGTTATACGACTTGTAAGAGTAACATTACAACATGGGCTTCTAATGTAAAAACGTGGTTCACAAATACCTGTTCTTATGACAAGTGGTATGACATTGCAAAAAATGTGGTAGATGGTTTTAAGAACGGTATAGGAAATCTGTACTCTACCTGTAAGAACAACATTGAATCGTGGGGCAGCAGTATTATCTCATGGTTCAAAGACAAGCTGGATATTAACTCTCCGTCCAGAGTATTCAAACGATTAGGTGCATATTCCGTAGAGGGATATAACATCGGCGTAGAGAAAGAGGGAGAGAAAACAAAAGGAATTGTCACTTCCTGGGTAGATTCATTCGCTGATATGGACGTGAACCTCGGAACACGTCTGAAAATCAATGACAGTGCATTGAAAGAATACAGCAACAATTATGGAAGTGATTTCACGAATGAAGCAATCGTGCAGCGTGTGACAAGGGAGGTATCTACAAACGGAACCGTGCAGGCAACGCTTAATTCCGGCGGCGGTCTGAAAGAAGCTATCAAAGAGGCTCTGGATGATCTAGGAATAACAACTGCTGTGAGTGAGATTTCAAAGAATACCAAGACACAGGCTGATAAGAAAGAACAGACGATTGTTGAAATCGGTGGAAAGACAGTTACGGATGCAGTAACCACACAGCGCAATGCCAACGGTTACAGCTTCCAAGGAGCGTAAAGGAGGGATATGGAATGGCTTATATATCAGTAAATGGTTATGACTTTCCCCCTCCTAAACGTGGGGCAAAGCCAACTGTATCTACAATGGTGGATGCCGGAAGAAATGCCAACGGCACGGTCGTAGGGCAGAGAGTTGGGCGAGATCAGTACAAACTCGACACTCTGGAATGGCCGTGGCTGACGGCAGCAGAGTGGAGCCGGATGCTTACGGTGCTAAGTGCGTTTTTCGTATATGTCACTTTCCCGGATCCGGTCACTATGAAAAAAATAACAATAAAAATGTACCCCGGAGATAGGACGGCAGAACCATATTGGATTGATACAGACGGAAATCCAATTACCTATCAGAGTTGCAAAGTAAACCTTATTGATTGTGGAGAGTGATGGCGTATGCAGAAAGTATCAAATGAATACAAGGCAAGCATGAAAAGCTCTCTGAGAGAGCGGTCATACATGATGATTTCATTCGGTCTGGTAAATCAGGAGGCACAGGCCAACGCAACTGTCATGGGAAATAATTTTGCCTATTACTCAAAGCAGACCGGCTTATTCGGTCAGCGAAAAGAGGACACTGTATATGCCACACTCGAACATGATTTCACAAAGGTTGACGGATCTATGTATTTTCTTCCAAGAGAGAATACATCCGGAAACTACTACGACACCGGTTTGATAAGCAAGCCTCTGATTCCATCAAGCGGATATGAGCTGCTTATCGAACTGAATGTTGTAGCAACAGACATTAAAGGACTGACTATCAATTTTGGAGAGGTTTATCCTACCAGGTTCGACATACTCACGAGTAGCGGACAGAGAATAGAGATTGCCGACAACGATCAGTCAGAGTTCAGTACAGAACAGGTGTTAGAGAATACCACATATATAAAATTCATCTTCTACAAGATGAAAAATCCATATTCCAGACTGAGGATTTATTCAATTCAGTTAGGCTACGGTCTTGTTTATTACAATGACGATATTATGGATTCTAAATTAGATAGCTACATATCCCCAATTTGCGAGGATGTTCCACAGATAGATTTCATGGTTAAGTTACAGAATTACGATCAGTATTTCAATGTAGACAACCCAAACTCAGCAATCAACTTCTTGGAGACAGGGCAGGAGATGTATGTCTGGTACGGTTATCAGTTGCCGAACTCAGACACTATCGAATGGATAAGAGGGGCAAAGTTACAGTGTAGCGCATGGGAAAGTGATGATTACTCGGCAACGATAAGGTGTCAGGATCTTTTCAGAAACATGGACGAGGAATATTACAAAGGCTGCTATGCTCCGGCAGGAATCACATATTACCATGCAGCAGAATTGGTCTTTCAGGATGCCGGAATTGAGGAATACTACATTGATCCGTACCTCAAAAAGTCAACCACAAAAAACCCCATACCGAGGGTTAAGCACAAAGAGGCTTTGCAGATTATCGCTAATGCCTGCAGATGTGTTCTTTCACAGAACCGGTACGGCAGACCACAAATTAAATCCTCATTCGCACCGGAGTACGACATAACGTGCAACGGAGAGACAGAGTATTCCCATGTTCGGAATATAAAGAGTGAGACTGCAAAACAGGAGTACGCTTCATTTGCACACAACTACACCACTGTAAATGCAGAAATGTATTATCTCCCGGAGAACCAGAGTAAGGCAGATAAGTATACCGGATATATTTCATTACAGCAGTCCAATAAGGATTGCCTATTTGAAGAAAATCCGATTATCTACATAACTCAGGAAACCGCCTGTATGTACTATGGTTTGCAGTTAATGTTTGGCTCTACACTGCCTGACGGAATTATATTCAGGACTTTCAATGACGGCAAAAAGGTGGATGAGTATGAGGTAAATTCGGACATTACAAAGAGGCTGATAGTGCAGCACGATTTTGATGATTTTGATTTGATGGAGATTGAGTTTACAAAGACAAAAGAACCATTCAACCGCATAGTCGTTGATTACTTCTCATTTGGCGATATAACGGATTTTACAATGGAAAGGCAGGATATGACCTCTTCTCCAAAATCAATCAAACAGGAGCTTGTCAAGGCAGTCAGAGTGCCATGCTATTCCTACCAGAAAGGAACTGCGGAAGAAACTCTTATTAGTGAAGAGACGGAAGCAGTAAAGGGAGATATTCAGACGTATTATCTCGGAGATCCGACTTATGGATGCAGAGCTACGTTCAATTCCTCGGCATCAAACGTCAGCATCATAGAAAGCGGAGATTATTATGTGACAGTTAAGTTTCTGATTACTGGCAAGTACCAGTTTGAAATTATAGGACACAGATACAACATTGTTGAGCAGTATGCCGTAAAAACGCTCAATAGCAGAGGAAAGACCATAACATGGAAAAATCCTCTGGTAAGCGATATGGGAACGGCAAACCACTTGGCAGACTGGCTTGGGGATTATTACAACGCCGGTATTGAGTACGAATACAATACCCGTGGAAATCCAGAGATTGATGCGAACGACATTGTTTATCAGGAGAACGCATATCGCCCTGGATTAAAGGTCAATATCTATCGCCACATTGTTAATTTCTCACAGAGTTTATCTGGAAAGGTAATTGCCCGTAGGGTATCAGAAAAATAAGAACAGAAAGGAAGAGGAAAATGAATGGCTATTAAATCCGTACAGGCTATCGTAAATGGTGTGACTACCACACTCACATATGACAGCGCATCAAAGACTTACAAGGCTACGCTTACCGCTCCGGCAAAGTCCTCATACAATCAGTCAGGACATTATTACGGAGTACAGATCATCGCCAAGGATGAGGCCGGCAACACGACTACCGCAAACCAGTCGGATGCCATACTCGGAAGCAAGCTGAGGCTTACGGTAAAAGAGAAAACCGCACCGGTTATCACAATCTCTTCTCCGACAGCATCACAGTTACTTACGAGCAATCAGCCGACAATTTCATTCACAGTCACAGATGATGATTCCGGTGTCAACCCAGATACAATCAAACTGCTTATTGATGGTTCTGAAATATCTGGAATCACAAAGACAAAGACAACATCCGGTTACTCATGCAGTTACAAACCGTCCACGGCACTTTCAGACGGCTCACACACCGTTGTTGTAAAAGCATCCGACTATGACGGCAATGCAGCTACCCAGAAGAGTGTTTCATTTAAGATTGATACCGTGCCGCCTGAGTTATCAGTTACAAGTCCTGTAAACAAACTCGTCACGAATAAAACCACAGTAACGGTAGCCGGAACTACCAACGATGCAACATCAAGTCCGGTTACACTGACAATCAATGGCAGTGCAGTGACTGTATATGACGATGGAACTTTCTCAAAGGATATAGCCCTGAAAGATGGTTCAAACACTATTACCGTTGTAGCAAAGGACGGAGCTGGAAGAACCACGACCGTCACAAGAACAGTAACCCTCGATACAAAAGCACCGGTTATCTCAGATGTTTCATTGGCACCGAACCCGGCAGATGTCGGAGCAACCTATGTAATTTCTGTTTCGGTAACAGATTAGGCGGTGCGGCATGGCAGCTAACATATTGGTAAGAGACGTTACGATAAGTCCAAACCCCGTGCAGGCAAAGGGGAAATACACAATCTCAGTTTCCATTGAGGAACTGAAAGGCGTTGCGTTTGTCGGCAATTATGTTGGCTCCTATGTCAATATATCAGACAAGGAAATTCCTGATAAATTGCCACTGGCATACGTTGGCAATTACACCAAAGGATAGGAGGCGATGAAGAATGGCTGATATAGCAAATGTCACAGGAACGCTTGACGATAAAGAACTGAATTTTCAGCACTCTATCGGAACAGTATACAAAGCCTCCGCAAGCATAGACGGTTCAGAAAAGGATCATGTAGCCGTATTGACGGCAACGGATTCCGCCGGAAATAGTACAACGGAAACAATGGTTGTTTCTATCTCCGGCTCCTGGACCACTCCAAAAACAAATTGGTACGGTTACACAGACGATGATGGAATTTATCACGGGGATAGGTTCAATACGGAAGATTTCAACCGGATAAAGAACAACCTCGCATATCTCAGAGAGATAGCCGTGGCAATGTACCAGGAGTTTTCCATAAATGATCTGGGAGACGATAGGAGCAAAGACCAGTATTTTTATGCGGACGAGATAAATCAGTTGGAAGAAAACATTAAGCTCATAGCTGAGAACACATTTAAGCCGGACATAGGGGAGAACCCCTTATACACGGCGAATGGAAAGATTTTTGATTTTAACGAACTCAACCGCATTGAAAGCCTGATTTTGGATTTATTCGATCAGTTATTAAACCAATACAGAGGTCGGCAGATGCTTACCTTTAACTTTGGCATAAGGAGGGAGGCGTTCTAAGTGGCGTGGGAACGATTAAAGACAGACTATAAGGATGCCGTATGGTCCGGTCTGCGGAAGTTCATACCTATTGATAATGGGGACGGCAGCTATTCCGTAAAAGATGTGACCCAGTACACGGTGTATGACGAATCGTTTTTCGGTGCGTATGATGCCAACCGCATCAATACAGCCGTCAACGCAATCATGGCAGCATTGGAAAACGGAACAGATTTGTATGAGGTATTCACAGAGTTTTTTGAGAACCAGAAAGTTGAGTTTGATAAGAGAGCAAATCTGGATCTCGACTCATTCAATATCTTTCTCGACAATTTGCAGGCAACGGCAAATGCGGATGTTGTGCAGTTAAAGAAAGACTACACATCTGAAATGACAACGTTTGAGAACAATCAGGAAATATTGTTTAATCAATGGTTTTCAATGATTAAAGATCAGTTGTCAGCGGATGCAGCCGGAAAATTGCAGAATGAAATCAACGATGTGGAAACCCACATTAGAAACCTTGCAGTGAAGATACATTTCAACGATACCGTTGGAACTGCTGCTGCAATAACTGTACAAAATGTAACATCAGGTAACAAATATACTGTTACAGATTATACTCAGCCTTTGTATCTCACAGAGGCAGGAGAGTACACAATAAGCATTGCGAATGACAACTATATGGTTGCCCCGAAAACATTTTCTATCAGCAATGCGGATCTTATGACACATAAGACTTTCAGAATCATGGATGGCAACGGATTGGCGTTTGTCGATGGTTTTGTAGGAGCCTATGTAAATAAATAACGGAGGTAAACACAATGAGAGATTTCCCCAAGAGACTTGCGACCGCTGAGGACATTAGAAACTGTAAAGCCCTCGTAGACGATGGCGCATTTGCGGCAAAGGATCTGTTAGAAGCCATCGAAGATCTCGAAAACATGAATTATCTTCACTGCCCTATCCTTGCGGTAGGAGAGGATAAGAAAACAGTAACTATCAACTATTGTGCAGAGGCAAAGGCCGGAACAAAGGCAATCGTTGGCAACAAGACTGTGAACATCACGAATGTTACCCACGAAGAGGGAGAACCGGATGAGCACACTGGAGATACCCAGTTGGAAACAACCATTATCTCCACTTCCGCTATGGTTTCTACCGAAGCCACGGAAATTGCAGTTACCGCACCTTACACAATTTATGACAGTCTCGGCATGACAGCCGAAGAACTGAATCAGATCAAGGAGGAATTGGCTAATGAGTAAATTCTACGGTTATGATGAGGCAATGGAGAATGATATCGCAAAGATAACCACTCCAAAACTTGCTCTCATGTCTGATGTGGTGGCATCAGACAAGAAATTCATCCGCATGGAGAACGGAGCACTTACTGTAATCGCCGGAGTTCTGATTGCAGTAGGAAATTCTGTTTTTAAGACAGAAAAGACCACACTCACAGCAAGCAATTTGGACGGAACAGCTTCAAAATTTGAAGTCGGAAAAGATTACTGCATTTATATCTGTGATCCTACTGGCGGAGATGCCACAAACTTTGCCACAGAACAGTATCGTATTTCCCTTAATACGACATATCCAAACGGCTATACAGCAGTTACATCAAGAAAGATCGGTGGTTTCCATTACGGTGTTGTCAGAAAAACAAATAGTTCTGGTATTCCGATCAGCGCATCAGGTGCGGCATTAGGAAGTGGATGGGAAACAAACGTAACAGAGGGGATCGTTCCTAACTCTGTATGGACTCTTCTCCATAGACCTACCTGTGATCCTACCGGAATGGTTTATATCGGACCGTTCTGGGGAGACATATATCTTTCATCCGACAATGGTGCCAGTGGTTTGCAGAGCAAAAAGGGTGTTGTGCCGATTACTGGAACAGAGGGATTAAACTGGTATATCGCCAACGAGAGAGCTATGAGAGTAGGCAAGAGACTTCCTACCTACGCTGAGTTCTGTAAGGGCGCATACGGATCTCCGCAGGGAGCGGACGGCAACAACACTTACGCATGGTCCGCAACTTCCAATACAGCAAGAACCACTTGCGGAAATGTTAAGAACGCAGTTTCTGCAACGAACGTTCGAGACCTTGTTGGAAACGTGTGGAAGTGGCTTGATGAGTTCATTCACGACCCTACCGGATCAGCATGGAACTGGTATGACGTTATGAGCGGTCAGAAAGTTGGCCAGCTTTACATGGCCAACAACACTGGCTTGCACGCGCTCGTTGGCGGTGGCGACTGGCACTACGGGGTTCACGCTGGTTCGCGGACTGTGAGTTGCAGCATTTCTCCGTGGCACGTGAACGCGAGCCTTGGCGTGTGGTGCGTCTGTGACTCGCTGTAAGCTGATGGGGACCGGCGAAAGCCGAGTCCCTTGCAGTTGAAAGGTTGGGTGTAATGGCATACGAAAGCAAATATGAAAATCCCTCCACTCTGAAAATGGACTACATCCATACAGAAGCACACCAGATGGCCTACGACCTATCGGTATATCTCCACAAGAAAGTGAGAGAAATGCCACATTATGAGAAATTCACTCTCCAAAAGGATATACGAGAATGTATAGACGGAATCATGGATGAGATAGAAGCATACGAGAGGTCAAAGACAATCAGCCATCTTTACACAGCCGACAGGTTGAAAGGAAGATTGGTACGGAAAATCCGATTGGCACATGATCTCAAATATTCTGCAATGAACGACAGAGTATACAAATATTGTGCAACACAGATCGGTATTCTTGGTGCGTATATCGGAGGGTTAATAAACAAAGCACAAAAGGAAAAGAAATCAAAATAAGCAACTATCTTGGGGTAGCTGTTAATTCGCACTGTCGCTCCGTGGCTTGCACGCGCTCATTGGCGGTGGCAACTGGAACAACGGGGTTCACGATGGTTCGCGGACTGTGAATTGCAACAATTATCCGTGGAACGTGAACACGAACATTGGCGTGTGGTGCGTCTGTGACTATTTTGAAAACTGTCAGATTGGTGGAGCTATGGCTTGCCAACAAGGATTATTTGATAATCATTTATTGAATAGTCAGACGGCTATCCCGTCCCGTGCAAACCGGGCGAACTTAAAACAGCGAAGCCAAATAGTAGCGAAAGCGAAGGAAGTGTGGCGTAAGCATTATTTATGAAGAGAATAACAGGTCTTATGAAAAACATCTGTACCATGAAGAACGCATTAAACGCATACCAAAAAGCGAGGCGGTGCAAAAGGTACAGACCGGAGGTTTTGGAGTTTGAAGCAAACAGAGAGGAATATCTCGGCAAAGCCATTCGGGAATTGGAAAGTTTGACATATACTCCTGGAAAGTACAAGGTATTCAAAGTTTGGGAACCCAAAGAGCGTATAATCATGGCTTTGCCATTTTACGATAGGGTTATCCAACATATGATTGTCAATTACATAGAGCCGATATTTGAGCATCAGTTCATCTACCATTCCTACGCTTGCAGAAAAGGGAAAGGTGCTCACAGAGCCAGCAAGCAGTTGACAAGGTGGTTATATAATCTGGAAGTTGTGCAAGGTAAATCAGTCTATGTACTGAAAGCCGACATACACCATTACTTCCAGAGCATAGACCACAAGGTTCTGAAAAGAGAAATTAGAACCTACATTAAAGACAAGGACTTACTCGTAATCCTTGACCGGATAATAGACCATAATGGGATATTCCCGGATGGTGTCGGCATACCGGTTGGAAATCTTACGAGCCAACTATTTGCCAACGTGTATTTACACCGATTGGATATGTTCGTAAAACATACACTTCATGCAGAACACTACATGAGATATATGGATGATTTTGTGATTATATCAGAGGATCTTGAACAGTTGAAACGGTGGGAGAAACAGATAGAAATATTCCTTGCGGATGTTCTTAAATTACAATTAAATCCAAAAACAACCATTGTTTATGCAAAGAACGGAGTGGATTTTGTTGGATATAGGCATTGGAACTCTACGAAGAAAATCAGAAAGGATGCTATGCGTAGACTGAAACGCCTTATGAAGAATTTCAAAGATGGAACTATCACGGAAGAATTTTTCGACAAATCGTTTACAAGTAGAATTGGTTCGATAAAACACGCCGACACCTATAATCTGGTGCAGAAGATCACCTGTGAAGCAAAGGAGTTAAAGGAAAGTCATGCGTGATGGAAGTTATGTCATTGTAGATAGGCTGTGTGAGGCAACCACACAACTGCTTGAAATAATTAAAAAGCAGGAAGAAATCATTGAGCAGTGCAGAATATCGGATGAACTGCATAAGGAACTCGATGATATGAAAAACGACGTGGATCAGAAGATGGATTTAATTGAGTATGATTTGAGATCATACAGACGGGAGCGTGAAGAATGATAGATTTTATCGTGAAATATTGGATCGAGTTTCTTTTTGGATTGATAATCAGTGGAATGGGCGTGATGGCGAAGCTGATGTACAATCAGCACTTAAAAAACAAAGCCATTGACAAGGGCGTAGAAGCTCTTTTAAGAAATGGTATCGTTCAGACATACAATAAGTGGTCTGAGAGGGGTTACTGCCCCATATACGCACGAGAGAACGCCACAAGGATGTATGAACCTTATCACATACTTGGTGGAAATGATGTTGCGACAGACTTAATCGAAGATCTGAAAGGACTACCGACAGAACCGCAAAAGAAGAAAGAGGGTGTAGAAGATGATACTTAAAATTTTTATAGGTTTCGCTCTCGGTTACATTGCAGCTTGCGTGACATTTTACATCCTGCAGAAAAGAGAGCGTAGGCGGAGAAAAGAGAAGAAAAAGAAAGTAAGCCTGAACACCTATGCAAAGGTAGCCACTACTGCGGTATTGGCTCATGGGATGATCCTTACATCGTGTTCCTATGTTCTCTCATGGATAGGCATGGACCCGGTGGTGGATGTATCAAGCACAATCGTCAAAGAAATCGTAGCTCCATTGGTGGTTTACCTTGGAACAAATACGATTATGAACATCTTTGAAAAGAACAAACTCAGTTTTTCAGTACCAATCAACAGCACCGTCATAAGCAAAGACGGAACCACACACAAAGCCTCTGATGATGAGGCAGTAGGATAGGAGGTCATATTATGAAAATGGAATTTTTAATTGTAGCACTGTTCGCGGTATCATTACTCACAAACCTTACCGTTGAGGGAATCAAGAAACTTCTGGATAAGAAATCTGTTGACTATTCATCGAATGTGATGGCAGCAGTTACCGCAGTCGTTATCTCCGTGGCACTGTCCGCCGGGTATCTGATTTACACAGAAACGATGCTTAACGCAAAGATTGGCGTTGAACTCATTGCCCTTGCGTATCTTAGTTTTTTAGTTGCCACGAACGGATATGACAAAGTTATTCAGGCAATCAAGCAGATCAAACAGATTGGAAACCAGTAAGAGAATATTATTCAGAGCCATGAGCCGGATGTGAATTAACACACCCGGCTCTTTCTTTTTAAGGAGGCACGGATCATGGCATTGAAAGGTACGACAGCACAGGAGAGGGCATGGAACTTCTTTTGTGCTAAAGGATTAAGCCATTACGCCGTAAGTGGTGTCATGGCAAGCATAAGAGCCGAGAGCGGATTCAATCCTCGCAATCTGCAGAACAGTTGTGAGAAAAAGAGCGGGTATACAGATGAAACATATACCGCTGCGGTAGACAACGGCAGCTATGGGAACTTTGTCCGGGATTCCTACGGCTATGGGTACGCACAGTGGACCTATTGGAGCAGAAAACAGAATCTTCTCAATTTTGCCAAGAAGAAAAATAAGTCCATCGGAGACGAAGAGATGCAGTTGGAATTTCTGTGGGAGGAATTGACCGGATCGTACAAAGGGGTTCTTACAAAACTCAAAGCCGCAAAATCCACACAGGAAGCATCCAACATTATCCTGACCGGATATGAAAAGCCGAAAGATCAGGGACAAAAGGTAAAGGCAACCAGGGGATCTTATGCCAAGGAATATTATAACCAGTTTTCAGTGAAAAAGGAGGAAAAGACAATGAAAGTAATTATCGGAAGTGCAAGAAGAGATGAGAACGGAAAGTATGCCGGAGGAAAGCCGGGAGATCAGGATGGCGTAGAGGTAAGCACACAGAATTATTATGTTCATACCAAAGGATGGTATATGTTCCGCCTCCTGAGTGACGAACACGCAAAGAAAGTTGCTAAAGCAATGTGGGATGCCTGCATGAACAACAATATCGGCTACTGTCAGGCACACAGATCCATTATGGCAATGCTTAAAAAGTACGGCAACATGAAAGCAATCGGAGAAAAGACAGAAACAGATTGCAGCGACCTCGTAAGAGGTTGTATCTATGAGGCAACAGGCATTGACGTGGGAGCTTTTAGCACCGCAACGGAGCCGTCAGTATTAGAAAAATCCGGTCTGTTTGCCAAAAAAGTTTCCGTTACATCTGCAACCGTCCTTAAACCAGGAGACATTCTGGTTACAAAGAGCAAAGGGCATACTGTTATCGTTGTTTCCGTAGGCGGATCCGCCCCAAGCGGAAGCACATCAACATCCAAACCGGCAGTGTCTGGCAGTACAGCAAGAGTTGAGAGTGCAAGAAGTAAAGATGCAGCAATCGCCGGAAAATACAAAACGACTAGCAATCTGTACCTGAGAGTTGGAGCCGGCACCGGTAAAACTGCAATCACTTTAATGCCAGCCGGATCATCGGTACAGTGTTATGGTTACTACACAACCTACAACGGAACACGCTGGTATTATGTGGCATACGGAGACAACACCGGATTCTGTTCATCTGCATATTTACGGAAAGCCTAA